CGGGTTGGTCATCAGATTGAGTTACGGAGAGACGTGCTAACGGGGTTAACCCCCCAGCTACCGACCTTCGTTAACCCGATCACCGCGTTGTCACGTGCGCGCATTGCGAACGCAGTGGCATTGGCCCATCAGCTCATATCATCCTAGCAATCGCTAGGTCCTTTGTTTTTATTTACAATCCATTAGGAGGGCTTTTATGCCCGCAATGACAAACATCCTTGTCAAAGATGACGCCACCGCTCCCAAAGAGTGGACACTTCTGCCCATTTCGGACACGCCGAACCCTAACTGGAGGGGTAACGATGCTTCGATCCCGCTTGCGGGACAGCCTCGTTTGAACCTCTCAGCGGAACTGCTGAAATCCGGAACGTGGAAGTTGACGGCGAAGTTGGAAGTCCCCGTTATGGAGACTCTCGGTGCTTCTGGCACATCTGCAGGGTANGTTGCCCCGCCGGCTGTCGCGTACGTGACCACTTGCATCATGACGATGTTCGTGGATCCGCGTAGCACGATTGCCGATAGGGCGAATGCCTTCAAGATGATGGCCGGGGTGATGCAGGGTGCATCGTCCACTACCGCTACTGGCATCCTTGCCAATACGGCTGCGGGCGACGCGTGGAAGAACTCCGTTCTCCCCGTTACCCAATTCTTCACCCAGGTTGTCGTCCCTAACTAGGACGCTCGCCAGACCAAGTTCGGGGTTTCATTCCCCACTCATAACGCCATAAGGAGGCGACATGTCTTGGATACGCACTAAGCCGATTGAGCAGCACTTGCTGTTTATGAGGCAAATGTCTCAGGTTCTTGCAGTTCTTGGCAAGGGGCCCTTGTGTGAGCGGTTAAATTCGCTTATGCAGGATGGTCTCTACCGAGACGTAGTCGAGTATAAATTCGATTACGAAAAAGGCAACAGCTATTCTGATTACTGTTATGCCCGCCAGATCGTGGCTCTTGTTGAAAAACAGGAGTTTCTCGACCTTGGGTACGACAGGAAAAGGACGGCCATTGAAGCCTTCATTTCTGCTGAGGAGAAATGCAGAGAGACGAATATTCGCCTAGAATCTCCTTGTTCCGAAAGGGACGTAAGCGCAGTATTACACTACGCTGTCGTAAAAATCTCGGAGGTTTTGGGTGAGTTGCCGGATCTCAGCGAATTGGATTTCTTCTTTGGACCCGGAGCGACGACTAACGTCAAAGGGCAGGTAGCTAACGCTAGGCGTAAACTATCTACCAGGATGGCGTGTAGCGAAGAGCTCTTGCCGACTGTGGGGCTGCTTCTAGCAGAGTTGCCCTTGTGGACAACCGCCGTAGGGGAATCGTATTCGGACCTTGATGGTTCGACATATACGACAGTCCCGGTGGACGTCTCAGTTGGTAAACTTCACTTCGTGCCAAAAAACTCCAAAACTGATAGGCCTATCTGTATAGAGCCGGTCCTCAATTCCCTTTACCAAAAGGGGATCGGATCGGTTATTAAGAGAAGGCTGCGTAAGTTCGGAGTTGATCTGTTTGACCAAACGAGGAACCAAGAACTGGCTCAGGTTGGTAGTAGTAGGGGAACCCTTGCTACGATCGATCTGAAGAGTGCTAGTGACACGGTATCCATCGGACTCGTTTATCAGCTGTTGCCCTTACAATGGGCTAACCGTCTTGCGGAATGCAGGACTGGGACAGTTGAGTGCGAGGGTGTTCTTCTCGATCTTGAGAAGTTCTCTTCGATGGGGAATGGCTACACTTTTGAGTTAGAGAGTTTAATATTCTTTGGCTTGATGAGTGGAGTTGTCTCCTATCTTAGACAAGTGGGAGAAATAGGGAAAGAGGAGAAGGTGCCGATTGGCGTCTATGGGGATGACTTAATTATCCCCACTAACGGCTATGATTTAGCAGTTAGAGTCCTCGCCTATTGCGGGTTTGAAGTAAATCCGCAGAAGTCATTCTGTCATGGTCCCTTTCGGGAATCATGCGGAGCTGATTTCTTCTTTGGTCATGATCTTCGACCGTTCTACCTCCGCAAGGAGCTGAGCGATCAAGTACTCTACTCATTCCACAATTGGGCAGTCCGCAGGGGAGAATGGCTCATCGCCAAACTCTGCTTGTCCTGGACCAATCGTAAACTGAGGATCTGGGGGCCGAATGGATACGGCGATGGCCATTTAGTTGGCAGCTATGTCTTAAAGGTACCTCGTAAGATTCGCAGATGTGGATGGGAGGGAGGTTACTTTCATACTTACGCACTGTTACCGAAGCGGGATTTACAACCCCTCGACGGCGACATCCTTATGCCGGCATACTCCACATATAGTGGAATGTCGAAAGAAGGACCTTGTGACCCAACGGTAATTCGTGGGTCTAGAGGCTATATGAGAAGAACCGTGTACACGGCAGTTAGGGGAGTTTTTATCCCTTAGCTGAAATGTAGGGGCTAACCACCCCGAACGAG